TGCCTGTTAGCATCGCCCAACTCAGAAGGGAAAGACTTGGCAAGGTCTACTTCCGACCGGATCAGAAGTTCCTGCTTCCTGAACTCGTCGTCCATCCCGTCCTTTTTGAGTTTGGCCTCCAGTTCTGCTACCTTGGCCTGGAGCTTTCGGTTGTCGGCAAGAGATTTCTCCTGAATAGCCAGCATCTCCCGTTGGTGTTTCAACTCTTCCGCCATTTTCTGGACTTCCACCATCCTGGTGTTGATCTGGACCATCTGTTCATCAGGGCTGGGGGGTTTCGGCTGCTGCGGCGGCTCTTTAGAGGGGTCGGCGAAGTATTTTTCCGGGTTGTACAGCCCTGCTACCTCAATCAGCCTGGACGCCGCGTTGAACATCCGTTGATCGTCCACCAACATACTGCCGGACGCTTTGAGTTCCTTCTGGTGGGCTATCACCATCTCGATAGCAGAGGCCTGGGCTTGTTTGTTCCCGGTGCCTAGTCCAACAAGGACAGCCATGTCTTTGCGTTCTTTCCACTCCTGCGGGTTCACCTGCACCCACTGACCGGCTATCTTCGCCTGGGCCACTTCGGTCTGGTGAGTCAACAGCAGTTTGTGAATCTTGAGCAACAACGGCTTTACGCCTGTCTCAGCGATGATACGAGCCAGCATCTCCAGGCGTTGGTTCGCCTGCTCCAGCGAGCCTAAAAACGCCCCTTTGGTGACTCTGGACAGCGTATCGGCGTCAAGCCCCATAGTGCCTCTTGACACACCTGTGCGGGCCTCTTTCATGGCGTCCAGCATATCAAATGCGGGGATGATCGAGGCTACTACCGATTGCGTCGGCTCCAGTCGTATGGCGTTCACGTCTTTCGCCCGTATGGGGGAGTTCGGGATGTCGTTCACCACATCGTCGATGTTGACCCCACGGCCTACCACCGTTCTCGGGTTATTGGAGCGATACAGATTATTTAGGAACTGACGGGTAAGAGTAGTCCGTACCCTCTGGATGTCTTGCACAAGCTCAACCCATGAAAGCCCTGCGTGTTCGTGCGGGAGAGGCACAGAGCACAGAGAGACAAATGGGTTGTAGTCCATTTCTTCGTTCTCGAAAACGAAGTCTCCGGCGGTTACTATCCGGCGGAACTCCGCCTTGCCATCGCCGTCATAATCCAGGTAGATATACGCCTCGTGGAGATCGACAAGCTCCAGAGAGGTATCCGATGCGTCATCCTCTGAGCAGTCGTTGTCCGACTCCTGCGCCCGGTGACTTGCCTCGCCGTCGGTATTCTTCTTAGTGGACGCCCTGGGGACTTCCGAAACCTTCTCGGCGGGATACCCAAGCTCCATGAGATATGAGCGGGTCTTCTGCGTTGTGTGACAGATATATTGCGCGTCCTCAAGAGACACACCGGTCAGATTGGTGTCGATTGACAGTTCTTCTTGGGGAACCGGGACCACCACAACTCTCCCGGTCTTCGTAGTCCTGCGAAACTCAACGTCGTAGACTTGCACCTGGACCTCCCCAGTGGGAGTTGCTGCCTCCATCTCCTCTTCGGACATAGAAATTGGTTCCAGCTCCTCGTCTTGAAGCAGCTCCGCCACCTCCTGCGGCAAAAGCCCCTTATAGGTCTCTGTCGTGGTCTTCTCCGCCGTGTCCCAAAAGGCCTTGATATACGAAACTGGGTTCATCAAGGCGTCTTTGATCCAGGTGTACAGCGAATAGAAGCCGTTGTTCTCCTGGGTGAACACCCGGTTGACGTATTCAGACTCCTGCTTGGCCCCTTCCTCGTCCTCCGGGCCTACCGGGATAAACTCAGCTATCTTGTCTGATGAAGCGAACACCCGCATGAGAGACGGCAGGGTCCACTCCACCGCCTCCATGCACTCACGGGTCACAACGGACGACTGCCCGCGCTTCTCGTCGCCGTACGGCTTCCCTAGATACCTGTCCAGGGCGTCTTGCCGTCTTGACGACAGCGCACTCTCGTTTGACGCACCGCTCGCCTCCCTTTTCTTCTTGATAAGGGCTACAAGGTCGTCTTCGCTGTATTTTCTGGTGGATTTACTCATAATACTGTCATTACAAGCTGATTTTGTCCTACAAGTCAAGTAAAAATCGCTAGATAAAGCCTCTGGTGTCAATTTTTATCTTCTGAGTGAACCAAGAGTCATCCGTCATGCCCTCCTGCCAGTTAAGAGCGAGGATTCTGAAAGCATCGCTGCCGTGGGAGGCCCAGTTGTGGATCGGTGCGTCCCTGAAACGCTGTAGCCTCTCGTCATACTTCCTCTCGTAAGACCTCAGCGCGTCCAATCCCCGTTCAGTGTTGTCTGATTTATGAAACCGTGTTCTCGGAATCAAGTTCCTGACGGCCTCAATACCGTCCGACACGGAGCACCGAGGGGTCACCACCAGGTTAATCCCGAGTGAGGAGGCGGTGTCGAGCCTCCTGTTCATCTCCGGATCGCGGTTGACGAGATCGTGCGGCCCAAAATGCGTCCCGTAGGTGTATTTCCGGTTGACAATCGCCGTGCAGCACTCGGAAAAACGTGTGTTCGACTCCTCGAAGTAGTCGATTATGTGGGGATTGCCGTTGACATCCTGCGCAAACCACACGGCGGTAGCGTCAAGGCCGATGTCCCAGCCTGTGAAAACGAGGCGAGTCGGGTCGTGTGGGTAGAATCCAATTCTGGAGGGGGACTCCGCTTCGGCTTTAGCCAGGAGATCGCCGTAATACGAGCCTACCAATGCCGCTTCAAAGTCGCAGTAAAACTCCTGCCGCGCAATCGCCTCCGGCATCCCGTCTTTAATCTCCTGGAGGTACTGTTCTCGTGTTATGACAGGCGACCCGTCGTGCTTCCTTGTGTCGTCGATGGTTCTGACAGACCAGTGCCAACGGTCTGGACTCTCCTTGGCCACCTTGAGGAGTTCATACCCGTGGTTCTTACCTCTGGCGGTGTAGTTGAACACCGCCCACCCGCCGTTCTCGGCCAAGATTGGGCGGAAATACTGCCACGCCATGGGGTCTTGCAGCGAGTATTCGGAGAAGACGATCCCCTTCGGGTTGGTCCCCATCCACGAGTCGTAGTTGTCCGACCCGCCGATCTGGATCGTGGACCCGTTGACAAGCTCGACCAGAAGTTCAGAAGAGTAGAAGTTCTTAGCGAGAGCCTTGGGTATGTGATCCAAGAACTTGAACCCGTCAGCGTCAATGCCCCGCCAGATAATCTTCTTGGCCTGCGTCTGCTCAGGCAGCAGGTATAGGTAGTTGCCCACGTCCTCATACGCGGCCAAGGTTATGGCGTTGATGAGCGACTTGTCTTTGCCCGCCCGCCGGTGATGGACCATGCAGATGCGGTCCTTACGGGGTGTGGCCAGCATCACCAAGTCTGGGTAGTGGTGTGGGAACAACTGCCGGAACAGGTCTTGCTCCTGGTAAGTTCGAGGGGTGAAGTTGTACGGAAGGGAGATGTTGAGCGGGGAGGAGGTGTGGTCGTAGCTGTGTGGTGGGTTCAGGATCATGCTATGAACACCCAAGAGGTTTGTTTGCGTAGGTAGAGACCTCTCCCGGAGCCAGGGTTCCATGTCGTTCCGTCGGCGTAGCGGATGTCTCCATCACGTGGCTTGTCCGGTGCCTCCGACAAGGGGTCTAAATGCCCTTCCGCGACGAGTTTGACCATATTGGCTAGTGCCTCCACCTGAGAGGTGAAATAGTTAAGCAGAACCCGCCCTTCGTCCGTCATCGGGATAGGGGGCGGTGTGGGGAGGAAGAAGGGGGATGAGAGGTTCGGGGTTCTCATGTGTGGTGGATTGGGGTTGTGTCAGTCCAAGGGTGACTGGATGGAGGAGGAGGGAGAAGGGGTTATGTCAATCGTGCAGTGAGCAGCTGGCGCAGACTGCACAAGGGAGTGAGACGAAGAGAGGTTGACCGTGACCTGCGGCGCTTTGGCTCGGTTGGCCTCGTCGTAGAGTCCCCCCATCTCCTCCAAGGCCTTAAGCGATATGTTCTTGTCGTGCATCTTGGCTTTCAGCACACCATCCTTGTCGAACCCCCACTCCTTCAATGCGGCTCGTATGTACCGTGGGAGTTGGTGGGGGTTGGTGATCGGTCGGCCAGTGTCGGGATCGTAGAGAAGAGCAAAGTCGGCAAACGCCACGGCAGCCCGTTCTTGAAGTATTCGCTCTCGGTATATCGACAAGGAGGCTTTTTGCAACTCCGTGTAGTGATCGAGTCGCTCCTGAACTGCGGGAGTGGATAGGAGTCGTGCAGCCAGCGCATACAAGGCGCTACGAGAGCTTTTGTCATATTCATCCTTAGTGATCAAGCGGGAACGGTACAGGGCCTCTGTGTGGGGCACTTGAGCGGCCACCAATTGGGCAAAGTCGTCCTCTTTCTGCGAGGGCGCATATTGGAATGTCTTGGTCGGCACATACTGTTCTGCTGAGGGGGCGTAGTTGGTCATAGCCTGAGACTACCACAAGGGGTAGTGCATTGTCAATCCAAGATTAGGGGTTGTGGTGGATTATGTGATGACGTAAAGTGAAGTTTCAGAATTGGGGGTAGTGTGGGGTGGTGAAGCGAAATTAAAAAACCCCTCAGAAATGGGGACCCCCACCGGCGTCACAGTATCACACCGAACCTCAGTCACACCGAACCTCAGTCACACCGAACCTCAGTCACACCGAACCTCAGTCACACCGAACCTCAGTCACACCGAACCTCAGTCACACCGAACCTCCGTGGCGCTGATCCTCCGTCACACCGAACCTCCGTGGCGCTGAGCCTCAGTCACGCTGATCCTCAGTCACGCTGATCCTCAGTCACGCCGTGACGCGCTCAAGTAATACGTAATGAAGTAATATATACGCAGTGAAGTAATACGTGGTCATGGCGACGTATGCTGAATAATTTCGGAGACTTAGGCGATAATTTTTTTGACACGGAGGTGTAAACCGAATAATTTCATAGGTTTAAGCGATTATTTTATGTCATTTCAAAGTCCTTATAGTTTTACAAAAAAAAAACTTTATCTCATCACATAATTACTTCTTCACATATTACATCACCATGATGTAATTTCACTATTCAACTTTTTTACCATTCATAAAAAAAGTAAAATAATAATATAACAGTGGAGAACCATTGGATTTATTTTTCCGCATAACAAACCGAAAATTACTTGACCTCGCTCATTCAAACGTGCTATAATCCCTTTATAGACAAAAGCTGTTTTTCGCCCAATAAAATTATTTTTGGAGATAAAAAGCCATGACCAAAGTAGACCGATCCTACACCCCGACACAACTTACGTTGATACGTAAACAATTGGAGAAGGCACACGGGATTACGTCGTGGATATATAATCCAGACACAAACAGATACATACCCGACCGCGTATCTACCCCTGGATCGTCGCTTTCTGTCATCCCTCGTTTCTTTGGTGTAGACGCGCTCCACCACGACTCTTTACCCACTACCATTCCTGCCCTGGATTACGCCACCACGTCCACCGCCACGACCGCCACAAACCCCGCCCCCTGGCCATCGTTCAAAGGCTTCAAGAAGTCCGATCTCGAATCCACATGGTACAAGACAGCCGATGGCTGGACCAATGAAGCCTTTGGCCTAATCACCTCACGTCCCGACACGCCGTCGAACGTGACGGCGGGAAGGGATAAGAACATGGCCGAGAGGGTACTATCCAACATGGCCACGCGGATAATCCCGGTGAATGCTCCGACGCATAAGCTCGATAACATCCGCCCGGTGGCGTACCGGGGGAGTGACAGCCTCTCGGTTTATGAGCTGACGGGCACGCTGGTTGACGCACGTTACGTTGACTTTGTGGTTCGGTGCGTGTCTAAGGGCAAAGAGATAACCTACAAAACCGCTCCTGATCGTATGGTGGCAATCATGGTTGACGGCACACTGGTGGCGGTTATCGCTGCCGTATGCCGGGGAGGGTCCGCTGTGGTGCTGCCCGAAGAGCCAAAGAGATTACCAGAACAGCCGAGGACCGGCGTATTTTAAACAACTACTAGGAGGATAAGACAATGACCAACGTAAAAGAGATTGCGGAAAGTTTTATCAATGGCAACATCAGCTGGGCAAAAGCACAACTCAGAGGCAAAACAAGCTTGGCTTTTAAGGTGGCTCAATGGTTGAAAGAGTATGCCCCAGAAGAACTGGACTCGTTTCTGCGGATCATGTCTGCATAGTGATGACAGTACAAATATACACCAACCAACCCCATAAAAGGAGAATAAAAGCCATGTGTACATTTTTCAGCTGCATAGTGAAAAGAGACAAAACAGTTTTTTGGAGCGCCGACACGGACTCGCATGACCGCATTATCTCTGAAAACAATCTGGACGATACCAGGGTCAGCGGGGAAGATCTGGCGTTCGCTCGAGTGGAAATCACCCCTCCCGATGGCTTGTGGTTCTTACCTGTAGAAGATTGGGAGTTCCGAATTGATGAACGTGTCCGCCCGGACTGGTTTTCCCCGGCGCATAGAGAGGCAGCGTTTATCGCCCTGGCTGAGAGGCTGGAGAGGCATCCGGTTTGCCGACCTCTTGATCTCTCCGACTACTCACACCCGCTGCCGGAGGGCTTCACACACTGCGGCGGTGATCTCATCGTCTCCCGCTACCAACACTCACTACCAGAGGGCTTCACACACTGCGGCGGTAATCTTCGCCTCTCCGACTACTCACACCCACTACCAGAGGGCTTCACACACTGCGGCGGTAATCTTCGCCTCTCCGACTACTCACACCCGCTGCCGGAGGGCTTCACACACTGCGGCGGTGATCTTCGCCTCTCCGACTACTCACACTCACTACCAGAGGGCTTCACACACTGCGGCGGTAATCTTCGCCTCTCCGACTACTCACACCCGTTGCCGGAGGGCTTCACCCACTGCGGCGGTGATCTCATCGTCTCCCGCTACCCGCACCCACTGCCGAAGGGCTTCACCCACTGCGAGGGAGGTCTTTACCTCTCCAACTACTCACACCCGTTGCCGGAGGGCTTCACACACTGCGGTGGGTGGCTCGATCTCTCCAACTACTCACACCCGTTGCCGGAGAGCTTCACCCACTGTGGCGGTGATCTCATCGTCTCCCGCTACCCGCACCCGTTGCCGGAGGGCTTCACACACTGCGGTGGGGGTCTTGATCTCTCCAACTACTCACACCCGTTGCCGGAGGGCTTCACACACTGCGGTGGGTGGCTCGATCTCTCCAACTACTCACACCCGTTGCCGGAGGGTTTCTCTAGCGGGAGGAATTAAGTTGACTTGAGCAAATAAAAAGGGATATACTACGATTCCCCTCGTAAGTATATCCCTTTTTAGACACTAAGAACAACAAAGGATTGTACAGCCTATGACAGACACCACTATACCATGTATATATAGCCACTGCAAGGGGGATATAATCCTTCTGCACACAGGGGACAAACGGCCCATTGACTTGGACTGGACGATGACCCCCAGCAGGATCAACGGCGATGCCAGGGGGTATTTGGCCCTCGGGTACAATCTGGGATACAGGATCCCAGGCGGGGTTTTGATCATCGACGTGGACCCCAGAAACGGGGGTTTAGAGTCGTTTTCCGCCCTCCCAGACGCCGTTCGACGGCTACCCAGGACAACCAACACACCGAGCGGCGGTTGGCATATCTACACCACGCTACCCGCCGGGTATGACGAGCGGCTCCTGGCGTCCAAACTGCCCGAGTATCCCGGAATAGATTTCCTACACCACGGGCGGCAAGTGGTTATGCCGGGATCATCCTTGGAAGATGGGAGACAATGGCACATGGCGCCCGGCGTTGTCCTGCCACCTCCCGAGACGCCGGGGGATCTGCTAGACCTTCTGTCCAGGCCCCGCTTTTCCCCGTCCTCGGTTTCCCCGGCTCTCATCACCCCCCTGGAACTCGAACAAATCTTGTCACTCCTTCCGGTGGAGAAGTACCGGGACAACGATTCCTGGTTACAGGTCGCCATGGCGTGCCATCACGCAACGGGCGGAGAAGGGCTTACTCAGTTTGTTGCATGGTCCGTTGCTGATCCAGAGTACAGCGATCAGCAGAGCGTCATCGAGGCCCGGTGGCGGTCCATGGCTGTATCGCCCAATGCGGACCCTATCACCCTTCGCACTCTATGTCGGGAGTTGGCTCTTACGTCGGTCTGCCCACAATGGCTTTTGGTTCGTGCTGGTATCCAGCAAGACCCTAGCGGATACTTTAAGCAGCTAGAGGAAGACGGCGACCGAGCGCAGCAGACCTTTGACGAGTATCTTAAGCTTGTGGAAGATAGCAGTTCGTACTTGCAACTTGTCGGGCCTGTACTAGCGAAGATTGCCAACGAGTCCGGGCTTAGCGAAGGCGTCAAAGACCTTCTCTATCGCCGGATAGCGCAGAAGACCGGCTCAACTCTCGGATCGCTACGGAAGGATATTAAACACATTCTGGCTTCGGCGTCGGCCTCAGCACCGCCAGCTAGTCTTGTCACTACTACTCGTAATCAGGTAGAAGATTCCCTTATTGATCCTTCCCAGGTCCATACGGTGGCAGCTCGGAGTGCGTTGCTCAGTCTGCAAGGCTCGGACGAGGTCGCGCCGGTGTTCTGCAATGAGGTGTGGTATCGGTGGGACAGGACCAAATGGGGGCCTAGCGACAACAGGCGGGAGATCGAGAGACACATCTATAAAGCCCTGTACTCTCTAGGTGTGCACGCTACGGCGTCAACGGTGCAGAACGTGGCCCGGCTCATGGAGATTTTGCAGAGCATACCCGGCAGTAGCTTTGACCCGGCAGAAGATAAGATCATCGTCTATACCAGAACGAAGAGGCTCACCCTTGGCGATGGGAAATGGAAAGAGGACGGACACAGCCCGGAACACAAGAACGTGACCACGATCAATGCCGACTTGGTGGAGTCCCCAGCGCCGGTAACATGGAACAGGTACCTCGAGGAAGCCGTGCCTAGCGAGAAGGGCAGGAGGGCCGTCCATTGCGCCCTGATCTACACGGCGGCGGTGTCGCGCCCTTGGTTGCGTAAAGCCGTCTACCTGTTCGGGCCGAAAAGAAGTGGCAAGTCGAAGATGCTTAACTTGGTGGAGTCTGTGATAGGACGTAACAACTGCTCTTCTCTGTCCATGCGGCAGATAGGCTCTCAGTTCGGACCATCTACTTTGGTGGGCAAACTCGCCAACATATCCAACGAGATGCTGACCAGGGAAACGGTGCAGGACGACATCTTCAAGGCCCTTGTGTCGGGGGAGTCCATCAACGTCGAACGGAAGAATGAGCAATCATTCCCTTATCGCAATTCCGCCATCCTATGGTTTGGCGCTAACGTGTTCCCCAGGGTAGAGGATGAGTCCGACGCCACATGGGATCGATTCACTATCATTTCATGCCCTAATAGTGTCCCAGAGCACAAGGCGGATACCCTGCTGGATGAGAAGCTGTTCGCAGAGAGGGACCACATATTCACCCAGGCGCTCCGGATATTCACCGAAGAGTATGAACGGGATAAGTGTATATCTGCGCTCGGTGACGACAGCGGCTCCCAAGATATTCTTGACAGATGGATCGAGGTAAACAGTCCGCCTACCCGGTGGATCGGGGAGCGGCTGAACCAGGCAGAGGTCAGCACCGTGAGACTGTCTGACGCATACCAGGACTATACACAGTGGTGTAATTATAACGGGCATAAGCGTCAGAACCGGCCACACTGGGAGCGGGAGATCAAGAAAAGAACCCTTTTAATCCGTGTCGGCTCGGATTCAGAAGGGGAGAGAGCCTTACTGGGTGTAGTGTTGCGCCCTTGGGATGTAAAATACATTATGAAGTAAATTATTTCTTGACGAAGTAATACGTGATGATGTATAGTGTAGTCAGAAGCGCAAGAGAAGAGGCCGCCCGGCCCGTCTTGCGTTCAGGAACAGTAAACGACAACAAAAAAAAAAAGAGGTTAGCATCATGGGTATCGAAGAGAAAGTAGCACTATTGACAGAGGCGATCATCGGCTTGACCGAGGTAATTTCCAGCATCTCAGTGGCAGAGCAGAAGCCGGTAGAGGCTCCGGTAGTGGAGCAGAAGGCTCCGGCAGCGGAACAGAAGCCGGTAGTGGAGCAGAAGGCTCCGGCAGCGGAACAGAAGCCGGCAGCGGAACAGAAGCCGGTAGTGGAGCAGAAGCCGGTAGAAGCTCCGGCGGTCAACGATGCGTACGCAAAGGCAACGGAGTTCACCATTGACCAGATGCGGGCTAAACTCCTGCCGGTGATGCAGAAGCACGGACCTGCCGTGATCGAGGCGGCCTTGAAGTCCATCGGGGTGAACCTGCTGTCCCAAGTCCCGGCGGCTGACTACCCTGCCCTTCTTCTTGCGGTCGCTCAACAGACAAGGGAGGAGGTGGCGCTATGACCGGCATCGCCCACGCCAAACTAAGACCATCGACGGCTCACCGCTGGGCGTACTGCACCAAAGCTCCGGAGTTGGAAGCGATGATGCCCGACGAAGCGGCGACATCGACTTACGCCGAAGAAGGGACACGAGCGCACGAGGCACTGGAGAAGTCCGTCAGGGCGAAGACAAGACCGGAAGACCCCAACGTCACTATCGCCTACGACTATGTAGAGAGCCGCTTGTCCGATCCTGAGTGGATGGTGCTGCCTGAGCAGACAGTCCGCTTGACCGACCTGATATGGGGCACCGCCGATCTAGTCTTGGTACGACTGGACGGGTCAGAGTTAGAGGTTGTGGACTATAAGCACGGCGCCGGAGTCCTTGTGGAGGTTCCGTCCTTACAGCTAGACATCTACGCTATGAGCGCGGTCTTCTCGGCTGAAATGATCCTCCCGAAGATTCAGAAAGTGACCACTACCATAGTACAGCCCCGACTCCAACACCCGGACGGGCCGATTCGGTCCACGGAGGGGACTCCAAGGGACTTCATGCGCCGCCTGGAGCCTGTTTACTCTGCGGAGAAAGTGATAGGCACTAAATGGGCGGTGTTCTCTCCCTCGGAGAAGGTATGCCAATGGTGCCGGGCCAAGGCCGATTGTCCGGCACTGGCTGACAAGGCACTGGCCGAAGCCAAGGCATATTTCACCGGTTGCGGAGCCGTGGAAGTTCCCCCTGTCACCGAAGTTCATACCCTGACTATAGAGCAGAAGGTAGCAATAATGAACGCCAGGGAGTTGATAACCGGGTGGCTGACCGCCGTGGAGGCCTCGGTGCAGCGGACTATACTGGCCGGAGAACGAGTTCCGGGCTTGAAGGTAGTCGCTGGCCGGTCTGTACGGAAATGGGGATTGCCTGAGCCGGAGATCATCGAACACCTGAAAACAGAGTGCAAGTTGCACATGGCGGACTTTGCCCCGCCGAAGCTCCTCGGCCCCGCCGCTGTCGAGAAGCTCATTGACATAAAGGCCAGGAACGGTCAGAAGAAAATGGAGGCATTAAAAGCTCTGATCATCAAACCAGAGGGAGCACCAACAGTAGTGCCTGAGTCAGACCCTCGACCAAGTATCGTTCACTTCGAAACCGTGTCAAACACACAACTCTTAGACTGAGGAAACCGACCATGCCTACCGTAACACTGGAAAACGTACGAATCTCTTATCCCACGCTGTTTACTCCTAAACAGGTAGCAGGCCAAGGAGAGCCGAAATACTCCGCAGCCTTTATCATTGACAACAACAACCCCGGCCTCAAGAAGCTCCTGGCTTTACGGGATGAGGTTGTCAAAACCGCATACCCAACTGGGAAGATCCCTTCCGGGTTTAAAGGCCTCCCCTTGTATGCAGGGGAGGACAAACACCCCGGCAACGAGGACTACGCCGGGTGCCATCTCCTCAACTCCAGCAACAAAAACAAACCCGTGGTTGTCGATCAACAGATGAACAAGGTACTGGACCCCGCCCAAGTCTATCCCGGTATGTTCGTCAATGTAGCCGTGTCAGTCTACTGCTACAACCAGACCCTTTCCAAAGGCGTGACCTGTGGTTTAGAGGCGGTGCAACTGGTACGGGACGGCGAACGTCTCGACAATCGCCCCAACGTCAACGAACTGTTCTCCCCCATCGCGGTACCAGGCGAAGCTGGCGGCCTGTTCGGGTGATGCGATGGAGGTCTTGTCCTTAGACTTCGAGACATTTTCAGAGATCGACATCACTAAGGCGGGCGCATATGTGTATGCCCGTCACCAATCGACTGAGGCACTAATGTTGGCCTGGTCTATTGGTGACGGGCCTGCGGACTTATGGCGCATAGCGGAAGGCGATCCAATGCCCGAAGCCTTGAAGAACGCATTGGATACCTGTCTGCTGTCTGCCTACAACGCACAATTTGAACGGCTGATATTCAGGCACGTCCTTGGTGTTGACTTACCCCCGAGCCGGTGGCAATGTACTCAGGTGTGGGCATACTCCCTGGCCTTCTCTGGACGGCTCAAGGACATAACCCAGAGATTCAACGTTGAAGTCCATAAGGACGCGGAAGGCGACCGGCTGATTCACCGATTTTCTAAACCCCAACCCGCTTGCCGAAAGGTGCGGCGATGGACGCACGAGAACGACCCAGAGGGCTGGGCGAAGTTCCAAGAATACTGCAAGCAAGACGTGGTGGTAGAGAAGGCGCTGAGAGCCAAATTAGCCCCGTATCCCATGCCGGATCACCAGTGGCGGGAATACGCCATAGATCAACAGATAAACGATTTAGGTGTGCCCATTGACACGCAACTGGTCAACGCGGCCCTGGAGCTGTTCTCGAGAGAGAAGAAAGGACTCTTGGCTCAGATGCAGCACTTGACCGGATTGAGCAACCCGAACTCAGGGCCGCAACTGTCCCAATGGCTGGGGGAGCAAGGGGTATTTACAGAGTCTCTTGACAAGGAGACAGTGGAACGACTTCTTTCGGAAATCGAAGACCCCTTGGTCAATGAAGTATTGCGCCTGAAACAAAAAGTGTCCAAAACGTCCGTTACCAAGTGGAAAGCCTTCTCTGAGGCGACCTGTTCGGACGGAAGGGCGCGGGGGATGTTCCAATTCTGCGGTGCTGGGCGTACTGGCAGATGGGCGGGCCGGATTGTCCAACTGCAAAACCTGGCACGAGGTGGCGCGGAGACATCAGACCCGGTGACAGCAGCGGAGTATATGTTGTCCGGAGATACGAAACACCTGTACCAAGACCAGATGGCACTCCTGTCTGACACTATCCGATGCGCGATAACTGCTCCTGATGGTATGCTGCTTAACGTGTCGGACCTTGGATCAATAGAGAGCCGGGTACTGGGGTGGGTGTCCGGGTGCCGTGAGATCAACAGCACATTCGAGCAAAAACTGGATACCTACAAGCAATTTGCCGCGCTGCTCTACCGATGCCCTTATGACGAGGTGACCAAGGCGCAAAGGAAATTCTGCAAGCCAACCGTGTTAGGCGCAGGGTTCGGCCTGGGCGGCGGTGGACTCGTCAAATATGCGGAAGGTATGGGCGTCTCGATGACGGACAACGAGGCCGCGATGAGTATCGCCATTTGGCGCGAGAAGCATCCGGAGGTACCCGCTTTTTGGAGATGGTGCCGAGACGCGGTGTTCACCACCACGAGGACAGGAGCGGCTGTTATCGGGCCGCACGGATTGAAGACACAAGCGTATGGGGAGTTCGTGTTCATGCACCTGCCCTCTGGCCGGCGCATAGCGTACTACCAACCGAGAATAGTGCAAAAGCTCGCCCCCTGGGGCGAAATGACGGACACATTTACCTTCATGGGTGTTGATCGGTATGCGATGAAATGGGACCGAATCAGCGCGGCCCCTGGGATGCTCTGCGAGAACATTGTCCAGGCTTTGGCGAGAGATGTGGTGGCGGTATGGATCAACAGGGCGATAGAAGCGGGCTTCACCGTCATAGGCCATGTCCACGATGAAGTGATCACCTTGGAGAAGGAAGACCGGATCGAAGAGTTGAACGAGTTAATCCGGAGACCGGTACCCTGGGCGCCTGACCTCCTCTTGGATGCCGCCGGATTCACCACTAAACGATATAGAAAGGACTGACAGTTATGAAGGGAAACAGCAGTTGCCACATATTCACGGAACAAGGGAGGCGGAACTATGACAAGATATTCAGAAGAGAAGAAGAGGTGCGAGAGTTGCGCGGCTTGGACGGCCCTGCCGATGGAGGGGGTGTTCGAGGGGCTGAGGCCAACGGTGGGGGCGTGCTCGGTGTATCACCGAAACACAGCAGCAGGGAGCTTCTGCCAGACGGTTGCGGAGTTAGCAGAGGAGGTGACAGAAAATGACACCTGAAAGATTTGCGGAACTGCACAGAAGACTGTCAGAACATTGCCAACGCACCCTCTTTAAGAAGAGTACTGAGTATTCTAAGGGCGGCGACCGGCTGCACAACTTCAAAAGAGCCGCCTTGATGCGAGGAGTTGACCCGGAGTACGCGCTCCTGGGGATGAAGGTTAAACACGATGTCAGTATAGAGGACATCGTGGAAGACGCGCAGCAGGGGAGACTCCCAACTGAGGACGTCCTGCTGGAGAAAATAGGGGATGAGATCAACTACCAATTCTTACTGTTCGGTCTGCTTATGGAACGGATCGACGCACAACAACAGAAGGAGGGCTGACAGTGACAGACATCGGACACCCAAGGGCGGTAAGCCCCGAAGTTAAGACATTCATGGCCGCTAATGGCCGGACACACATTAAGCTGACAAACGCATGGCGAGTCAATCCACGGATGGCTAACACCCCTGAGCTGCTCTTGGAGCAATTCGCCTGGGCAGTGCAGAACAAAGGGAACCGGCAACTGCTAATCCGCATACTCGGAAGACTGAGAATTGCCAGGGCGGTAGAGGAAGACAAATACCTGGATGAGCTGTTCCGGAAAGACCAACAAACCCTGGGGGTGCTGGCATGAGAGAAGCGGAAATTGAGGAGCGCGTGTGCCGGTACGCCAAGGCCAAGGGATTTTCCACCTACAAGTTTACGTCACCGGGGAGGAGGAGCGTACCGGATAGGCTGTTCTTGGCACCCGGCAAGTTCTTCGCCGTTGAGTTCAAAGCGGAAGGGAAAAAACCGACAGCGGGGCAGGCCAGGGAACACAACAGGCTAAGAGAACTCGGTGTGCCTGTCTATGTGTGCGACAGCGTACCTTCCGGCCTGGAAATCGTTGACAGGGAGATCGCCGGGGATGTTGAAAAAGTCTGACCTCTACGAGTACCAGAGGGCCGCTG